AGCTGACTTTTCCCATGTAAAAATTCCAGTCTCTTGATTGTAGCCTAATCGTTCTTTTAAATCTTTATGCGAAATCATTTTTTACCCTCGAACCAGGATTGAACACAGAAGGAGTGGCAGGGTCAATCGGTCAAGACGGGTATTGGTTTATAACAATATGTGGGAAAAGATATGCAGCATCAAGGCTAGCATGGTTTTACGTATATGGAGAATGGCCTAAAAATGTAATTGACCATAAAGACCACGACATAACAAGCAACTCAATAGCCAACTTAAGGGATATAAGTTGCGCTGAAAACTCACAGAATCAAGTTAAGCCACATAAAGACAGTAGCACGGGATTTTTAGGGGTTAGGTTCCACGCCCATAAAAACCTATATCAGGCTAGAATACAAACGGGCGGCAAAAGAATTGCTCTTGGCTGTTATAAGACCGCCGAAGAAGCTCACGAAGCCTATGTTTCAGCTAAGCGTAACCTACACAGTACTTGCACTATATGAGCAAACCTAAGCGTGTGATATTTTGTATTCCAACTATCACTAAACCTTTTCAGTGCCTACTCGACAGCCTGGAAGCGGCAACCATCCTCGTTGAACAAAAAGGCTATGAGACCTTTCTGGTCGTCGAAGTTGGCTCACCTTATGTCAGTCACGCGAGATCAAAATTATTACGCAAGGCTTTGGACGCTAAGCCGGACGTAATCATTTTTCTGGATCACGACTTAAGCTTTGATCCTGACGACCTGCTAAAGCTCATCGAAACCGAGGGCGCTTATGTGTGCGGAACTTACCGCTATAAGAAACCTGAAGTCGAGTACATGGGCGCATTGCTTACCAACCTGGATGGAACGCCTAGAGTCAGGGAATCGGACGGGGCGCTATATGCCTGCTCTGCTCCAGCTGGCTTTATGAAGATTACCCCGAGCATGGTGAATCACATGATCGAGAAATATCCTGATCTCTGCTATGGCGACCGGCATACGCCGCACGTAGATTTGTTCAGGCATGGAGCTTATAATTACACCTGGATTGGAGAGGATTATATGTGCAGTTTACGCTGGATAGAGGCCGGTTATGATCTGTTTATCGTACCGGATTTAAACATCAATCATCACACGCACGAAGACGAGTTTAAAGGGAATTTCCATGAATTTTTATTGTCCTGCCCAGGCGGATCAAATGCTGGCTGAGTTAGGCAACAAGAAAGGGGATCGCATCACGGTTTCAGACAATGGCACGTTTGACAGGTACATTGCCGACGGCTGGAGCGTTATATCAATCGCTACAGAGAGTAAAGACGATGGCAAAGACGCCAGCAAAGAACCCAATGAGGCCAGGCAAAAAAGGCAGAAAAACCTGCTAAAATAGCTTTAAAATCGTGGCTTGAATTTGAGCCACGATAAACCACCAGACAAGAGGCCAAACAAATGGCGACAGCAGCAGATATTATCAAGCTCGCACTTAAAGACATCGGCGTTTTAGGCGAGGCTGAATCTGCTTCAGCTTACCTTGTCGCAGACGGACTCACCACCCTCAATCAAATGCTGGCCGAATGGCAATTGACCGGCGTTAATATTTTCGCACAGCAAGACATTACCAAGGTAGTTACTGGCGCAGTTTCATATACCATAGGCTTAGCAGATTCAGACATCACTGCCGCACCACCGGCACGCATCACAGCGGCTTTTCTGCGGGTTAGCTCAATTGATTACGCGATTGAGATACTTGACACGTTTGAAGAATACAACTCGATCATACAAAAAACATTATCAGGCAGTTACCCGGAATTTCTGTATTACAACGCCGACGATCCAAAGGGCGTTATCTATTTGTACCCGCAGCCAACCGTAGGGACGTTGCATTTAATCACTGATGTGACTTTCCCTGTCTACGCAACATCAGCAGACGCATTAAGCATTCCATCAGCATATGAGTTAGCGGTACGGTTTAGCCTTGGCGAGTTGTTAGCCTTTACGATGGGCGCACAGCTATCAAAACGCTACACGGCGCAAGCGGCTAAGTCACGGCGTTTGATTCAACGGTCTAATTTCAAAATGGGCGGTTTGAATGGGGCGGGGCAGAAAGCCAATATCTTTACGGGTGACTTGTGAACCCGATCAATATTTTCGGCAAAGGCACTCTCTCCCGCAGCGAGAATGTCACTGCACAGCAGCGGGTTAATTGCTATCTTGAAGCAACCGACGACAAAGCCGCGTTTGTGGCATTTGGCACACCAGGGCTAACCCTGTTTTCAAACTTCAGTACAACCCCTGTTCGCGGCATGTACGCCATCGGGTCAGTGCTTTATGTTGTGCATGGCTCGACGTTTTACACTGTCACGACCGGCGGAGTGGCTACATCACGCGGGACATTGTTGACATCGGCAGGGCGCGTCTCAATCACCGACAACGGGCAGCAGGTGTTTATCGTCGATGGCACGTATGCTTACACTTACACGATAGCGACCACCACCTTTGCCAGGGTTACAGATGTTGATTTGACTGACAGCCCGGTAACAGCGGCTTTTATTGATGGCTTTTTTGTTGTCAATCGAGGCAGCACCGGACAATTTTTTATTTCCAAGTCCTATGATGGCAGCGTTTGGGATGCGCTAGATTATGCCACAGCAGAAAGCTCACCGGACAATCTAAAGGCGGTGTTCGTTGATCATGGACAACTGGTCTTGATGGGTGAAAACACCACAGAGTTTTGGGCAAACATTGGCGCGTTATACTTCCCGTTTGGCCGTGTCTCAGGGGCTACCCAGGAGTGGGGAGTTGCCTCTATTTGGTCAATAGCTAAGTTCGGCACGACGATCATGTGGCTAGCACGCAACCGCATGGGCGAGGTGCAAGTAGTTATGTTTGAGGGTTACCAGCCGATACGGGTGTCCACGCCAGACATTGAAAACATCTTTAACAGCTATGCCGATGTGTCCGACGCGACCGGCTTAAGTTATCTTTACAACGGCCATCCGTTTTATCAAATCAACTTTACCACAGCAGGCACATCTTGGCTTTATGACGGACAGTCTGATGTTTGGAGTCAGTTAAAAACCGGCACAGGGCGGCATCGATCAGAGATGGCGGTGGCGTTTAATAACGAAATCATAACCAGCGATTACACAAACGGGAAACTGTATAAAGTGGATGCCACAACATACAGTGACGATGGCGAGGCAATCATCATGGAATTGACTACCAAGCACGTTTTTGAAGGCTTAGAGCGCATCACTATCGACGAGCTACAAATGGATATAGAGAGCGGCGTAGGAACGCCATCTGGTCCAGGAAGTAGCCCTATTATTAGCATGAGTATGTCTAAGGATAGCGGTCACACCTATGACTCAGATACATGGGTTCAAATGTCTATGGGCGCTATTGGTGAATATAAAACAAGAGCAATCTGGCGCAGGCTTGGTCAAGGCCGTGAATGGGTCTTTAAGTTTAAAATCTCTGACCCTGTAAAACGAGTCATTCTAGGCGCATGGCTGAAAGTGCGAAGGACGGGGACATAATGCAAAAACCACCATCAGCAAGAAACTTAGTCGATAAGAACCAAAACACCACTTCAGAATGGATCACGTGGTTTACCGTGCTTTGGTCGGTCACGGACTCAATCGACAGCTCAGGCACAACAGCAGACCGTCCAATAAGTAATCTGTTTGTTGGGCGCACTTATTTTGATACCACGCTCGGCAAGCCTATCTGGCTAAAGTCAGCGCGGCCTAACGTGTGGGTGTTAGCGGATGGAACGGTGGCTTAGAGTATGAGCACAGAAATAACAGAACACACCGGCTTTAGCTTCCCTTCCTTGCTCGCTAAATACGACCTTGATTTAAGCGGCTACACAGACCGGCAAAAAATAGAGATCATGGAATGGGCGCTGCTGGATAACTACGACAATACAGCGTCCGAACTGCCGATTGATGACTTAATTTATGACGGCATTTATTACCGTGCGATAACGATGCCAGCAGGAACGTGTGCGGTCGGTAAAATTCATCATGACGACCATATCTGTATTCTGGAACAGGGAGACTTGTCTGTAATGACGGATGACGGGATTAAACGATTGCAAGCCCCTGCTCGATTCATCGCCAAGGCTGGATTAAAAAAAATAGCGTATGCACATACAGATGTGATTTTCTCAACAGTTCATCGCACTAGCGCAACAACGAGAGAAGAGGCCGAGAAGCAGCATACCAGTGACAGTGATTTAATGTGGGTTAACAGCCTGATTGGAGAGAAAGCATGACATTTGCAACAGTAGCGGCGGTAGGTATAGGTGCGGCAGGGGCAATAGCGTCGGCAGCAATTAATAAAAATGCGGCAAGCAAAGCGGCGAAAGCTGCACAAGCGGGCGCAGATAAGGCGGGGGCGTTAAGCGCAGAGGCGGCAGCCAAGGCCAATGAAGTCGCGTTAGCAACTAAAACCGAGGATTTAGCTAGACAGGAGGGCTTGTATGATAACTCAACAAAAACGCTATCAACGTATGTAAAGCCTGGAGCCTTGGCTCAAGACAAAATGAATGTAGCAATGGGGCTTGAGGATAAGCAGCGCCCAAAAAATATTGCAACCGCAAAGAGAATAGCCAAAACCTCAGCTGATAAGGCTATAGCTCAGTTTAAAAAAGACGCAGGGTTGGGGCCAGAGGGGGCATTTAACAAACTGCTCAATAGTAAGCCTGAATATAAAGCGGCTTATAAAGCCATGACCCCAGCCGAAAAAAAAGCGGCTAAGGCCTCAGTTAAGCAAGCATGGACATCCGAATATAACAAGTTGCTAACAGCTAAAACTGAGTCGATTAACTATGCTGTAAGCGAGGCTGATGCCCCGTCAGAGGGATGGAATAGGCTTAACCAAAACTTTGGTAATGACCAGTTTAAGGCATCTCCCATTAGCGGCGGCATGGATGCGCCGAATTTACTACAAAACTTCGATCAAGATGCTTATTTGGCGCAAGGCGGCTTGAAACAGGGCGATTTAATCAAGCCGTTTTCGGCGCAGGATTATTCGGCCAATCCGATGACTGGAGGCAAGGCTCCAGTTGATTTAACACAGAATTTTAACCGTGACGCATTTTTAGCTCAAAACGGGCAAACACAAGCAGATACTTTTCGGGCATTTACGAACGAAGATTTTAAAAATAGCCCGATTAGCGGCGGCATGGATGCGCCAAATTTAATGTCAAATTTTGACGAAAGCCAATTCTTAAGGGATGCGGGCGGCACGGGCATTGTCGGCAAGGATTTAACACGGAACTTTGACCGGAACGCCTATCTTGCTGAAAGCGGCCGGACTCCAGCAGATTTGAACGCGGCTTATGATGCTGGCGCTTTTTTGAAGAACGGCGGCAATACAGTTGGCGATTTAACCAAAAAATGGGATTCAAATGCTATCCTTGGCGGTCGCGACATATCAACTCTGGCGCAAGACTATGGCGGCTCTTCGTGGGATGATGCGGCCAAAGTAGAGTATGGCGGCAGCACATGGGATGATGCGGCTAAAGCAGAGTATGGCGGCTCATCATGGGAAGAAAAGGCCAAGGCGAAGTATGGCGGCTCATCATGGGAGGAGGCGGCCAAAGCTACATGGGGTGGGGGCGGCCATGG